GATAATGATCCAAGGACGATCATTATCTCTTGAAGGTGTTTGCAGGTACATCATAATCAATTTTCTATGGTTATAAACCTACAACACTCTTCCTAGCGTGGCTTTATGCGGATTCTTACTAATAAGAATTTTCTTATATTTAACGCAGAATTTACCATTCCTAACTCGCAATGGTTGACAAGCGCAAGAATACCGATAGCCAATTCGCTAGCCCGACGACGGCTAAAACGCCAAAGATTGTGACTCCTGGTGAACCCAGCAATAACAACCCGGCGCTTTCCATCGTCACTCATCGGGGCGCCTCCCAAGCAGAATCCATTCGGCCAGAAGCTGAATTGTATCCTGTACAAACCAAGAGATTGGTTTTAGAAGGCAACCCAAGCTACTACCGTAAGCTGCTCGACCGCAAGGAGATCGGCTACAGGCGAACAGGCGCAGGCAAAGTTTTAACTTTTCGTTCATTTGATTTGAATGTCAGTTACTTTCGCACCGCTATCACTGACGTAATGTCACGTGTACTCAAAATTCGCTATCAGTCAAATGGCTCTATGCGCCAAACTGAAATTGATACGGAAATAGCTACTTTCGTTCCGCACATTGTTAATGTTTGCATGTCTGCTCTTTATGCTAAGCTTCGCAGCCTTAACAAATCCTACGGACGCCATGGAACCAGATACGCCACTGCCCCTGTCTATACCAAGGATATCGAGATACCATTACCGCTTGCTCTCGCAATACAAGAACTTGGCTCCTTCCAGACCCAGAATCTTGAGAACAACGTCATTATGATACCAACCTATCCAGAAGGTGTGCAGCATGAAGGACGCACAGCCGCTGAATTCCCAGTCGCTGAGTACCTCTCGTATGTTCCAACACTGTTAGATTTGAAGATCCCGCTAAAATCCGTGGACGCTCGAATCAAAACAGGCTCTGCATGGTGGACCTACAAGCTTGAAGTTATACATTACACAGCTGACTTCATTTGTACCATTCCCCGCAGTCTATATTCAGACATGACCGCTTTGCTAAGGACTCTATTCCTTTCAGGCTCGCTCGAACAACCTCCCGAAGACCTTGTCGTCTTCCCAGAAGATCAAGCCACTTTCGGCACTCTTCTGAACTGTCTGTCCGCTGGCTTCAACGCCCGTACCTTCCTCGCCCTCATTGGTGGCCCTAAAGAAGAATGGAGCTTTGGAACCAACTAATTAGTCTTTATAAATTTTATTTTGTAATATTTATATCTGACGTTTACCGCGTACTTTACGTACTTTCTTTGTACTAAACATTTCTAATCTTGATGCTTTCACTACAAGTAACTTATCTTTACACGTTTCGCGTTTGTATGTACACTCACACACAAGCACGGAACGTTGTGCTGATGCGGTATGAATAGATCATCGTGATCGCTACTCATACCGTCAGCACCACGTTTC